CGATACTTGGTTAAAAGTTCTGTGTTAGTTATTCGTGCCATCTTTGTCCTTTACACCATCATGCCAGCCAATATGACTATCAATTTTCTCGCCTAACCTGTCAACCTTACGACCAAGAATACGCATCAAGATTTGTGCCTCTCCATGCTGAGCGTTATTCTCTTTACGAACCTTATTCATAATTATCAATAGTGGCCCACTGATGATTGCTACAAGAATGGGAACCACAATTTCGGACATGTCATTAAATCCAATTTGTCACAGGCTCAGCGTTAATACCTGCCGATTTGGCGTCAGCCAATTGCTTGTCTTGACGCTCTTTGATTGTTGGACCATGAAAATCTGTTTTACCGTAAGTAAATCCTAGATTGACGGTACTAATGTGGCATTTAAAACAAATAGCACCCCTTCTAGGTAACTCTGGTGCATAAAATGCTGTTGAACAGCCAGTACAAGTTATGTTTAACATCAATAGAACTCTAAATCGTTACTTTGCGAATATTGTTTGAACCAATCGGTATCCGACCAGGTTTTTCTAACTTAGGAATCTTTGTAGCCCACCAATCAAAGGAGTTCTTTTTAAGAACTTCTTTTGAACGGTACTCTGGCAACCAAACATATTTAAGCATTTGATTAGCAATAGCCAAAGACATAACTCTGTCATCATGCGGAGAACCATGCATCTTGCCGTTCTGTTCACGGATAAAAGTACGCAACTCGGCAATAGTGGCTTTGCACATAATCTCAATAGCACCATCACGCATGTTCCCATTCAACTCATCAATAGCTAACGGCTTAGACACTGAGGTTGTGCGCCAACCCAAAGATTCGCTAATCGTTGGGTTGCGCTGACCCAAACGCCTTTGACGGAACATGTTTTTATAACCAACCCTTTGCAACCCTTTTAGGGTTGTTAACCCGTGGTTATTAGATTCGACACCGATAAGACAATGGTTATACCACCAACCTAAAGCGTGTAGCACTTCTTCACCATAGATGTCTGCGTCCACATGGCCGTGCCAATGTGCCGCAACCATCCCAGTTTCAACATTAATTACATGTGCCGTACTGTAGTCACCATGCCCCAGGCCTTCAGCAACGTCAGCACCCATAACATAGATTTGACCACGCTCCGGAAACTCCCACACAGAAAGCTCACCACCATCTTCACGGAACTCGTACATTCCCTTGCCAGGGATTTTGTGTAAGTACCCACGATTAGGTTCCGCAGGCTCGTACGCGCGTAAGGCTTCCAAGTCAAACACAGGACGACCAGAACGGATAAACGCTTCATCAGGGTCAGATGGATACTCTTGTGCCAACTGCCAATCAGGTAAGTCACGTTTCTTTGCTTCATACCATTCATCGTCACGGTCGCCAGCAGACCAAGGGAAGAAGATGCCAGTAAACCTGTTTGTGTTGGTTTGAGAACCAACCCACAGTTCATGAAATATGTTCCCCTCACCGTTAGCCGTAGACAGACAGATGACACGACCGCCGACATCTGCGATGGGTTCGATAGATGCCCACGCCTCACTAGGGTTTGGTAAAAACGCCATCTCGTCAATGATTACCAAGAATACGGATTCTCCACGAGCAGGGTCATTACCAGAAGGTAATGACTCCACAGCCGACTCATTAGCGAACACAATCTTTAGTTGGTTATCTGATAACAACTCTGGTCCATGTTGTCGCATCCACACAGGAAGCATCTTGTAGCCGTACTTGGATTTCTGTAGCAACTTGGCTGCTTCACGCTCTGTGCGTGAAAGCATAACAATAAATCTGTCAGGCCAAAAGAAAGCCAACCAAAACGAATAAGCAGATGCAAGGGTTGAGAACCCTATTTGTCGTGCTTTTAGTACAATTGAGTATCTGGTGGATAGCCATGTTTCTATTGTTTCTCGTTGCGCGTCACGCAACTCAAACTTGATACGACCCCGCTCAGGGTGGCGTATCATCCAATAGTTGGAACAGAAATGTTCAAATGCCGCAACCTGCTCTTGCAGGGTTGCGTTCTCTGGACCTTTACATTTTCTCCATTCCTTCTCGTTGAGAAGGTCTGAAAGTTCCATTACTTCTTCTTTTTACCCTTACTCTTTTTCATTGCGCTATTCAACATCATTTTACCATTAGGCATTTTGTGCATGCCTTTAGCAGATTCTTGTTTGCGCATTCCAGGGCCTTCATTTTTTTCGTGCTTCATCATTGCTTTCTTTGATGAATACTTTTCGCCTTTCATTGACATACTGTTATGCTTCTTTCTTTGGTAAACCAAATCCAGTATCGGACTTGTCTAGGTAACGTGTGGTGACTGCAACAAATGCTGCAGCTACTGCTATCGCATAAGTTTTCGGGTCAACATTATTAAGAGCAAGTAGAGGGCTACAAGCCACAAGGAGACTCCGTACATAAGATTTTACCATTGCCTTTACTTGATTGTTTTTCATATTTCTCTTTCCTTCCGTTTCCGGAATAGTTGTGTAACTATTTTGCACTCATGGTTCAATACCGCAACTTAGGCAACATTTATACCGCAACTTGTGGTGCTTGAATCGTGCCATCATCACCAAAGAAACACTCAGGATTCAAATCCTGTGCAATAGCCATAGCCTCAAGATGAGTCATAGTTTCAAAGTTCCATTTATCCAAGCCCGTGAGGTCACAATCTGACCAAACATAGCCAACAACTGTTTCAGCGTCTTTCATAAAACCACCTGATGCTTGACCGCCACGGCTACGAATTAAAGGCTCAGGCGTAGAACCCTCAGGTCGGCAAATTGTCCATTGTGCATATTTCATAATAGTTCCTTTACTTTTTCTTGTTGCGCTTGAATCATAGGTTGTAACACTCCGATTTGGTCTAGGGCTTCAAGGTGCGCCCAACCTGCACCGCCAGCCATCATCTGTAGATTGGCTTGCCTACCGAGTCGTGCCTGCCAATAGTCAGGTTGCGATTCATCTATTTGTTGGCGTGTGAAGTGAGGCATCGCATCATACATTTTGATTAACTCATCAAGTTCACGGCGTGCGCCGATGGCGACAAGTCGTGTTCGTTCTAAACCTAGTTCTTTAATGTCAGCATCTATTGAGTCAATCTCATCACCTGTTGCACGAAGTTTTGCTATTTCTAGTTCGGTTTTCTTGTTCGCCATTCCGACTTCTTTTATTGTGTAGTACAGGGCTTCTAGTTCTCTGCATACTTGTACGAATTGCATTTCGGGTGTGTCGTGTTGCCCGACTACGAAGCGTTCTAGTTGGTATGGGGTTCGTGGCATTTGACATTCAATGAAACTGAGTTGGATATCTTCACGCATCAGAAAGTTCCTTCGTTAGCAAAACCTGCACCATTATTAACATTTCCAGTAAGATTTGTGGTGTTTGAAATAGTCTCGCTAGGAAAACTCATTTTTTTTACAGTATTAACGGCTGAACCGCCACCAGGGTCTCCACCGCCAGCGTAGCCAGCAACAGCCGTGTTAGAAAAACCCTGCATCATATTTGAAACTGCGGAACTCAACGATGTAATATTTGTTTTAGTGTCGTTCACTAAACTTATTCTATCAACATTCGTATAATAACTTGCGCCATAATTGCCACCAAGAGTATAACCAGCGACACCGCTATCAGCAAAACCAATGTTACTTACAAGAGAAACCGTAAGTGTTGCCGACAGTGCCGACACGGTATCCGCAGAGAAAAGCATTTTTTCTATATGCGTACTGCTACCAGCCCCATTGAAAACTCCACCTAAACTATAACCAGCAACTCCATTATTTTGAAAAGTGCCAAAAAGAAATCTTGTGCCGTAGAGAGCAGTTGTTGTGCTTCTTGTGTCTGTTGGAAAAGTAAACTTATCAACTTGAGACCGATAATCTGCGGCATCGTATCCACCTGCGATATAACCAGCAACGCCATTGTTCGCAAAACCGCCACCGCCACGCCTGACTATGCTCATTGCTGTAGTAGTGCTACGAGTGTCGGTTGGGAAAGTTACTTTGTTTACAACAGCAGTTTCACTACCTGGACCATAACCTACTCCGCACGCATAGCCTGCAACACCTGAGTTAGCAAATCCTTTTAGTGCATTGCCAGCGGAAGTTAATGAATCAGCATTAACTGTCAAAGTATCTGAAGGGAAAGCCATTTTATCTATGCGAGAAACATAACCTGTACCGTCATAGCCACCCGCAAAATATCCTGCAACAGGCTGGCGAGTCGCATCG